AAACAATAATCTGGGTGATCCCGTCCAGGGGCCTCCCGAGGGCAGCCAACACCACAATCGACGCCAACGTCATGCCGGCCAACGCAACAGTCGCCCACACTGCGGTGCGATCCACAGGCTTACTAGACATCACGTTCCCCTTAGACGCTTACAGCTATGGACGCCAGCTCGGCGTTCGCAGTCGTGTCGCCGATGTCTTTGACAGCGACAATCAGTGGAATATTCGCGTCGCCATACAGGTGCACACTCGTCGAGGCGACGTTCTTCTCAAGGGTCAGCGACAACTTGGTGGCCACATTCGACCCGGACGTGTTCTTGACGTAACCGATGTGGCTGAAGCTTCTCACATTCCCGTTAAGGCCCGTCGCGTGTTCCACCTTAATAAAGACAAGCTGCGTCCCAGCCGTCGACTGGGCGCCCTTACGCACCCGCACGGTAGCTAGAGCGGATATGGCGCCGGAGGCGTCGTGGAAGCCGCCGGCCACATACACCTCATAAAGCCGGCCGTTCACAAACGTAATCGTCGGCTCATTCGACCAACTGGCAGAGGCCACCGCAACTTCAGTGGTGGTGGCCGTGGCGACCGTGCCGGCCGTTGAAGTGTTGGCGCCTTTACCGCCGCGCCCCAAAGACGTGCCGTTGAATTGGACGTCCGCAACCCCGTTAACGGTGCCGGTGACGGTTGCGTTTCCCGTCACGGCCGCGCTGCCGGACGCAGTCACCGAGGTTGTACTGACACCCCCGTTGAGAGTGGCCGCGCCAGTGGCGGTCAGGGCGCCGGCAACAATCAAACTGTCATCGGTTTTCAGGGTATCGGCTGCCGACCTGTACAGGGTCACGTCCGGTGCTGTCGACCCGCCCGGCCCAAACTTCACCATGTCCGAAGCAACCTGGACGCGGTCTTGGGTATCACCGGTCACCCTGGCCGAAAGGACCACATCGGAAGCTGCCGCACGAATAGCTGCGAAACTTGCAGGCGAACCGCTAGCACCAATGTTGACCTGTTTCGTCCCGTCCGAGATGGCGACTTTGCCACCGGAGGTTGTGACGTCACCGGTTGAAGTGAGAGACGCGAACGGCTGGGAAACCTTAGCTGCGGCCAAACCCGTGATCGAAGCGTCGGCGATATTCGACAACGTGTTAGCGGCGCCGCTAATCGTCTTGTTGGTGAGCGTCTGAGTCGACGTTGTACCCACCACCACCGCGCCGCTAGCCAAACCGTGGACGTCCGCCGAGGCGTCCATGTGCACCTGGGGTTCGCTCAAGTCACGCGCCGACACCGGATGTACCACCCGGGCGCCTGCCGTGTGGGACTGGGCTGAAGTGCCGTCCTGTCCCCGGGTCACGGTCAGGTTAGACCCCGCCAGGGCGGTGACGGTGACCATTTCAACATTGGCCGTACCGTAGTCGATGGCCAGCGTGTACGGAAACGACGCCGGCAAACCCGACGTCGCACCCAAAGTTATGGTGGTGGCCGAGTTGGAGATGGACCCCGACAGGGTCGTTTCGGCGAAAGTGTTCGAATATTTGCGCGCCACGATCTACCTCGTGAAGTGGTGTTGCAGCGGATATCTGAGCTGAAGCTGTTGACGTTCATCGTCGACACGCTTCTGATACAGCGCGTACAACTGCTTCGAAACGTTCGTTGCCGCACCGGCCGGGACGCCCTCTGCCCGGCCGTGGCCAACCATCGACTCGGTTTGCGCACGGGACGTCTCCGAGAACGCCATCAACTTTGCCGACGAACCCAGGATGATAAGGTCCCTCACCTGGTAGTCGTAGCCAAACGTGGTCAGGTCGTCGGTGGCGGTGAACGAGGTAGGCGGTACCCGAACGTACTGGACGCGGAGACGGTCAGCACCCATCGCAACCGGGCTGATGATTTCCACCTCCACGGTTGTAGCTGTTTTGTTTTGCCGCCACCGTTTGACCGGAATCCACATACCTGACGCGCCGAACAGATGGTTCTCGACCTTAATCACATGGTAGGCGTCCGACGGCAATTCATAGTTCGTTACGGTGGCCGACCCAGTGAGCGTGGTTGAAGTCACCGCGTAAACCTGCGGGAAAACTTCCCGGAGGACGCCGTAGATTGCGTTACGTACCCGTTGCCTAGGGAACAGGGGCGCCCCGGTGACACGGACGCCGGCTGCGTGGCTGGAAGCCGTGGTGCCGGACCACGGTTCGATGGTGACCGCGTTGTTTGCGGCGTCAACGGTCGCAACCTGCATCAGCTCGTCCTCGACCTCGACCATCCCCCGCGAAATTTGGGAGATGTCGTCGACAGCAAACGAAAGGTCGTCGGAGTCGATGCTGGACGTTAGCGACGTCCGCTGTTCCTGGTGCCGGCTGTAGCCGTGCACCGCATCCAAAACCTCATCGACAAGTGAGGGAATCGAAAGCGGAGTCTCAGTCATGCCGCAATCCTCGATATAGCGTCAACAGCCGTCAGCTTTGACGTACCGGCAATAGCATTCAATGCCCCGGCCACATCCCACTTCGGGGTTGTTTGGCCGGCCTTGTCATTCAACGCATCCTCAAGGCTCAACTTGGAGGTGCCGGCCCAAAGGTTCGCCGCATCCACAGCCGATCGAGTGGGGATACCACCTGACAGGGTGCCCGCCAACCGGTTGAGGTGATAGGTGAGCGTCTGAATGGAGCCGCCAGGGTTCGGGTTCACCGCAGCCTCGGAGAGGGTTGCGCTGTCCGTGGCGGAAATGAGCACCGTCAGCGACGCTGTTTCAGACAGCGTCCCCGAGTCGGAACCTGAACCGCCAATGAACTGGTTTGACGACTCCGATAGGGCGGCACTGTCCGTGCCGGCCATGGTCGCCGCCACCGTGGCGGCCTCACCGAGGGTCCCCGTGTCCGTGCCCGGGACGGCTCCAGTCATTGCCGCCGAGTCGGTCATTGCCGCCGAGTCGGCAGCACCCAAGGAGGCGGTCACCAGGGCGGCCTCAGAAAGGGTCCCAGAATCGCTACCAGCCGCCGAAATGGCAACGCTGGCACTCTCGGACAGGGTGAACGTCTCAGAGCCGCTGAACGACGTTCCGCCGACCGCCTCACGAACCGCCCAGACGATGGTGTTGTTCGTGTTGCCAGTTGTCGGCGCCGTAGAGTTCAGCGTCACCGGCCCGGCCGGGGAGGTGGCCGCATTCTTGACCACATACCAGGCTGTGAAGTTCGGCGCCCCCGGCCGCTGCCCAACAATTTGGGTCACGTTCGTGCCAGGCGTTGGAACGGCCGTGGCGTTCCAGTCGATGTTCGCCAAAAAGGCCAACGAGTTGTCGTTGACGGTCGTTGGCGACATTGTGATGACGCCACCAGTGTTCGACGTCTCGTCGTCAACATCGAACTGGGACGCGTGCGCACCAGTGATCACATCAACATACAGGGCACAGTAGGCCGCAGTGTTGGTGCCGGTGGTGGTCACCGTCATTGCCGTGCTGGAGCTCACAACAGCGATGGACACCTGGAGGTGCCCATTCTGGCCGGACACATCCGCCTTGTTCCGGGTCCGTTTAGTTGTCCACGTCAACCCCTGGCTATCTGTGATAGCCGACGTGTTCGTAGTGTTACCCGACGCGGTGTCATGCCACGCTATCGCCACCAGCAGCGCCCCGGCCGGGGGAGTGAATGACGCCGTGGTTACCGTGGTCGCGGCAGCGGAAACAAACGCCGGGGCGGAACCATCCCTTGCGACAGCCACATCCGCCCCCCAGGATTACGCGAGCGTCAGCGTGATGGTCAAAACCCAGGACGTGCCCGAGCCCTTGGTCCCGAAAGACTCGACCTTCCTGTTCAGCATCCGGCCAGTTGAGGAGGCGTTGAACAACGCCCATTCCTGCCACGCAAAGTTTGCGTCCGAGCTGCCAAACGTCGACCGGAAAACCACCGACGCGTTACCCGAACTGGTGCCGTCCGTGTGCTGCGGATACGTCGCATCCATCGCCTTGCGGAGCTTGTTGGACGCTGCCTGAAGGTCCGTTTGGGTGTTCGCCGCCGCAGTGTTGCTGTCACCAACGCCCAGGTTGGCGTTGGTGTTGTCAAATGCGGTAACGGAGGTGCCACCGGTCAGCCGATGCCACAACACAGAGGCGCCGCCATAGACGAGAAGGTTCCCGTCACGCTCCAAAACCTCATACGGGGTCAGGCCATCGGTGGATTCGCCATTGGGCGTGTTGAACTTTTCGAGCTTGGCATGACAGTGCCACCGAATAACGTCATGCTTTGAATCCGAAGGTGCCAGCGTCATACGCTCGCCCGGCGAGATCGGAGAGGTCGAGAGCATCTCTAGTATCCTTCGTATTTGTAGATGCTGGTTGGATGCCCTGGTTCCTGGCGTCCTTGTAGAACGCCAGCTCCTTCTCCTTGGCCTTCTCAGCCGAGGCATCTAGATTCCGGGCAGACTGGCAATAGCCGACATGGATGTTCTTGGAGCGCAAATGGGCGCCGTACGTTTCGTGGCAGCCGCAACCATTACTCATGTGATGTAGGCCCCATATCCGGCCGCCGTCAACACGGCCGCCTCGGCGTCCGAGATGGTGTGGGAGTAGCCACCCAAATAGACGTGGTCGTAGCTGTCGAGATCTTCCTGGGCCGGGTACTGGGTTTGGATCACAGTCGAGCCGGAAACCAGTAGCGTCAACCCCCGCTTCAACCGGTAGCGGCCCCAAAGCGGATGGTCCGACTCGATCGCCTGTTCCTCGGTGGGAGGCGTCAACACGGGCATCTGTTCCCCCTTGGGATAAAGGGGCCGGACCTCGAAAGGCCCGGCCCCCAACCACTACTGGAGCGACGTGGAAGTTTCGATCCGGACAAGGCAGTCCTGGCGGTACAGAGCCCAACCAAGGACGCCATACCAACCGATCGGACGGAACCTCATAAGTTTGTCAGTCACAGGACCAACAATCACATGTGGTTCCTCAGCCACACACTCAGCCAGGGCCTGACGGCCACAGATGAGAGTGCGGTGCACGACGGCCGAAGAAGCGCCGTCAGCCGCGCTGTAGGCGCGGGGGGTTTCGATCCATTCGACGCCTTCGTACTCGCCGATGGAACCGGCCCAAATGTTGCCGGCCGCGCTGTAGGCGTGCGGGGTCCGCCAGTCCGCGTTAGTCGTCTCGGACCGCAGGTCGTAGGAAACATCCGGGTGGATGTAGCCCACAAACGACGGGCCGATGCGGGGCATCGCAGACTTCTTACGGAGATACGCCACAGCCGCGCGAATGTCGCGAGACTTGAACGTGTCCGTGGCCGCCACCGAAGCGAGAGCCGAAGACACGCCAACGGCCTTCAGCGCGCCGCCGTTTTCACGAACCACGTTGGTGCCAACACGGAGAACATCCCGAACCACAGTGTCAAGCGAGCTGACCATGTTGAAAGAGATGATGTCCGCGATAGCCGGGTCCACATCCGACAGGGTGAAGAGGCGCAGCTTACGGGTAACCAGAGCCGCGTTACCGTACTCGGCCAGGGTCACGGTAACCGTGGTGGTTGCCGGAACCTGCACCGAATCGGGGTCGGTGGTTTCCGCAAGGGTGGACGTGGCGTCGGCCAGGTCCGCGTACAAGTTGAACACAACCGAGGTGCCCGGCTGCGTCTGGTCTACCGGGCGCTTGTCAGCAACACTCCGGTACCACGGAAGAGACCGAAGGTTAAACTCCACCAGACGGTCATACGCGGTCTTAACGAGGTTGGTGCCAAGGCTAGTGCCCGACAAAATGTCAGTATAGGCGTTAGCCATTTCTCATTCCTTGGTTTACGGGGGGATTATCCAGATCCGGCGCCCCCGCCGTGCTGTTCGATAAGTGCGACAAGACCCTCATATGTCATCTTCGGGTCGTTGATCTTTTGGAGCAGCTCGGATTCCTTCCCGGTAGGCGCGGCCCCAACGGTGACGTTCCCCATCTGGCGCATCTGCGCGATGTACGCCTGACGGGTCGCCTCGTCAACGGAACCTGCCTCGTCGCCGGCATCGCCGGCCGAATCCTGGTTGGCGTCTTCGGTGGTCTTGACACCAAAGACGTCTCCGTACTCCTTCAACCACTCTTCAACAGCTTCAGCGGTCGGTTCGACTTCAGCCGGGACCAGCTTCGCAACCTTTTCGGAGATGTTCTTCTTCTCCAACACCTTGGAAATGGCGTTCCGCCGCACATCCGCCTTGAGCTTTTTCAGCTCTTCGGACTGTTTGCGCAACGCACCGCCCTGGCTTTGGTTGCTCTGCTGACCGTCGTCGTTCTGGTCGTCCCATTCGTTTGACATTGACACCCATTCCTCGTTAGCTGCGCACAACCAGACGGCCACCCTGGGGAAGGTGGGCCGCCGCTTCATGCGTCTTCCGGCTTCAAATGCGCGCCATCCACGGCCGGTGACGTGGTGGCGGAAACTGGGTAGGGGTGGCGGGAGCGCCGCACATGCATATGCCACAGTCCGGAACAACGCTCCACTTAGCCTGGGCTTGGCCACCCCTCCGTGGCGGGGGTGGGATTCGAACCCACAACATCCGGCTCATGAGGCCGTCGAGCTGCCATTGCTCAACCCCGCTAAAACCCGGCCCCGCGACGGAACCGGGTGGTATATCTAATTGGCCATCAACGTAGCGGTAACCGTCGGAGCGGTGCCGCCAGTCAGGCCAGACAGCACAGCACGCGCATACCGCCACGCGCCATTCTGCAACGTCCCTGAAGCCAAGTTCGCAGAGACCGTCGCCGTAGTGGTCGACGCGAACCAGTTGGTGCCGTCATGGGACACCTGAAGGGTCACGGTGCCGCCCGTGGGCGAACCCGTTGTGAAGATGACAAGGCTGATGTTTTGCCGGGCGGCCCCGAAGTCCACCGCCGTGCCGTTACCGTTAGCCGTCACGGCCGCCAACGAAACAGCCGCAGCCCTGGTGCCTGCGGCGACACAAAGATTGCCCGCACCATCGACGTCAACGGAGTTGCCGTCCGGGTCAGTGATTTCGATCTTCCCAGCCACAGCCTGATCTCCTAGTAGCTACTCTGTTGGCCGAGAGAACCCCGACCAATCCCGGACTGGCCGGCGAATTGGCCCCGCTCCCGATCGGACAAACGCTCACGCTTCCGCTTCGCGTTGGTGTCGGCGAAGAACAGCTCGTTAGACGCATCCGCCAAGTTGTAGTTGTCGCCGTAGATTTGGCCCAACTTCCCGGCATCCCGGCTGACATCAATCGCCGTACCGAGGGTGCCCCGCAGGTCCGCGTCACCAATCGAAGAAGTAGCCAACCGCTCCGCCTCAGCCTGCGACAGCCCAACACCCTGGGTGTAGCCGTAGCCGCCCAGCTTCGCCGCACGTGCCGTGTTTTGGATGTGCGGCAACGCCCGGTCCCTATCCAAGAAGAACGCCGCCAGGTCGTTTTCGCCAACCCGGTAATAATCCCAAAACGCCTGCTTCGTGCCGGCGTCCAACGACATCGCCGCATCAGTGGCCAAATTTACCCGGGTTTGAACCTCGGTTGGTGCCACATCCGAGCCGATCCATGAGGCGAAATCGGAAGGCTGGTCGTAGAAGCCGGCCGGCAGTCCGGCCGACTCCATGATGCGCCGGTAGCTTGCCTCAGTGGCCAAGTATTCGCCAGGCGACAACGCCGCCAAACCGGCCTTCCTGCGAAGATCGTTACCTTGGAACCTGCGCTTGTAAGCGTCCGTGTCCTGAATTAGGAGAGACGCCTGTTCTTGGGTGTAGCCGTCCTGCAGCAGTCGCAACACTTCGGGGGCCAGCTCTTCCAGGCCCCACTCGCGGAGCATCCGCTGCAACACGTCGAATGCGTTTTCGTCGTCAGCCATAGATGCCCCAGTCGCGAAGAATACCCAAGGCCGAGGTCGTCACCGATTCCCGCGCGTTCTTCGTCTTCAGCCAGCGAGGGTCGCGCCGCAGGTCCCGTTCGAAGTCGTACAGGCTGACCGCCTTGACCGGCGGTGTCCCGTCCTTGGCGGGTACACCCTGGAGGGCACGTTGAATTGACGGATCGTTGAGGCTGACCACATCCGGCGACTGTTCCAAAATCGACGAGTAGCTTTGAATGTAGGGTGCGGCTATCTGCCGCACCGTCATCCCCGCATCAATATACCCATTGAGACCGGGGTACTTTGACCTCGCGATGTCCCGGACGAAATCATTCAAGTGGTCTTCGGTGTACCGGCCGGCCAAACTCCCACCAACCCAGTCGGCCATCTGCGTGTTTGACACGTCGATGCCGTAGTCGTTGGCGAGCTGGCGCACCCGGGTTTCCAGGCTGGCCGCGCCGCCCGTGGTGCCACCGGGCTTGTAGGTCCATTCGGCTGCGACCATTTCCTGAAGCATCGCATCCGGCCACTTCCACATCAGACTGTCCGTGGCCATCTGGCGAAGCCGGGTCGGGTCGATCGAAATACCCGACTGGTTGGCCAGCGCCTTAATTTTGATCATCTGGTCTGCGACACGGTCGTTAGCCTCGGCCGGGTCGCGGGCAGACAGCTCGAACCATTCGCGGAAATCCGCCGAATGCCCCCGATACCAGTTGGACGCCATGAACGCAGCCCGAAACTTGTCCGGTGTCCATTGGCCCTGGACAGCCTGTGAAATTAGACTGGCCAACTCGGGGTCGCTGTTGAAGAACGCCGCCGCATAGCCGTACTGGGCGGACAGCGTCGCCATGTCAAGCTTCGGCGCCGGGGGAGGCGTCTTTGTGGCCATTACCCACCGCCACTAATGAGCTGCTGAATAACCGAGTAATAGTCGGTCGCCGCTTGGAATGCGCCAACCTCGGCGGACCGGGCGCCGCCCTGGCCGCCGCGAACCCAGTCAATCGCGAACTGGCTAGCGTCGAAGTCGGAGCTGCCGGCCGCAGAACGGACCGCAGTCAAGAACGCTGCCTGCTCCTCCGGGGTGGCCTCTCTACCCGCGTATTCCTTCATCACCTTGTTCAGAAGGCCCTTAGCGGCATCAGCCGGGATAGC